GTAGTGAGACGAGTCGTACCCGCTGGTGTTCACCCACACGCCGATTGTGGTGACGCCGTTGTACGTGGCACACAAATTTCCCAGACCGTCCGTGGTCGTGGGATTCGGGATTTCCTGCGTCCCCTGTGGGTCGGCGTAAATCGTTGCCAACGGAGAACCGGGCTGCGTGGTGACGTTCACGGGACTCGCCCCATTCACGTCGCCGATGAGAACCGCCACTTGAACATTTGCCAACGCCTGTCCAACAGCGTTGAACACCTGTCGATTAAGAACTGCTAATGAGTCGCTCATTACCCTCTCCGTCCACGTCGCCCACCACGATACGGAGGACGTTCAAAATTCGAGTACGCTTGCTTACGCACCGTCTGGTTGAGGATTTGATTGATGGCTTCCTCAGCCCACACCTTGTACGTATCCGCCATCGGCCCGCCGCGTCCGCCTGAGAGTACGTAGAGAACCTGTAGACCGAGTGCTCGTGCAACGCCCGGAACCATAAGCGGGCTTTGCAGTGTGGCGATGGGCGGTGCCATAGCCAAGTAAGTCAGCAGAATGTCGTTCATCTGCGAGGCTGGGGGCAGCTTCAGCGTGTTGTTCGAAAATGCCCACTTACGGAATCGAGCCGTAATCAGATTGTTCGCGAGAACATCTGGGCACTGTGCCATCGGCACCCACGCAGGCCCTCCTGTGTTGCACTCGCTAATCTCCAGCGGCTTCACAAGGTCAGGCGGTAGGCACGGCCCGATGTTCGTGAAGATCACCCAGAAGGTTGTCGCCGTATCTGGCTCCTGATTCAAGTTTGTCGCCGAGTTCGGCAGAGCCACGTAATAGACGTTGTTGTAGGTCACGGTCTGACCTTGTGTGTAAGTGACTGCGTTAGACCAAAGCGGGGCGGTGATATTCGGACCCGACCAAGTAAGGCCGTCGAAGAACCCGTTGTAGGTTAGAAGCATCACCGCCCGACGCGAGGAGGTAGCAGCAGCAGGAAGACCGAAAATAGGGGCTGTTTTGGTGAAGGTATCGACGCCATTTGAAATCAGCCGTTGCTGAAGGTAAATCCAGCATTCCTGCAAGGTTGGGAGAACCTGCGGATTGCGGCTTGGATTCAGGATGTTGCCCGCCATGCCCAGAGGTGACCCACCGTCGTTGGCGAAGGTGATCGCTGCATTCAAGGCATCTTGGGCTGTTGGGTAAGGCGTTGTCGGTGTTGGCATTTCGGAGAAACCCTCACTATGGAATAATCCAAAAGACAAGAGCCGCCCCGAAGAGCGGCTCATCTGGTACAGCCCTCATAAAGACTTACTCTTTGTTCTTGCGTCCAGTCATCTTCTCGTAACGCTCTTGGTTGACGATTTCACGGCAGGATGGGCAAATCACTGCGGTGGGTTTCATCTCACTGGTGCAGAATGGGCACTCGATCATCTCCGCTTTGACACGAGGAGCACGGAAGGTTACCCAGTCCCGCTCTTCGCCAGTCTCCAGCGCACAGAGGCGGTGGATTTCGAGCGGCCCACCTGTGCCCTTGGACTTGCTCATTTCGTACAGACGGTCGCCGCTTAGCACTTTCTCGAAGCATCGCTTCTGGTGTGCAGCCAACGCTTCGGTCATGAGCTTGTTCTGCTCACCCTTCGGCAACTCTTCGTACTTCTTGCCGTAGGTGATGAACACGCCCCAGTTTTCGAGGTTGTTCGTGGGGAGCAGCAAATCGGCGGGGTATAGCTTGGAATTGCCGACGATGCTTTCTGCGATTTCTTCACCGAACTCAACATACGGAATTCGCCGAGTGTCGCCCTTGTCGTAAGAGGCGATGTAGGAGTGTGGGATGTGCAGCGGGGTGCTGAGCTTGAACACTCCCTTGATGTCATCCTCGGTTGCGGAGACAGTCTTGCCGTCCTTTACGATGTTGTCGCCTACTGAGGGCGCTTTGGGAATCGTGAAAGTGCCGAATCCCTTGTACGTCCGACGCCACTCAAAAATGCGGCTCACGTTGTAGATGTAGCAGTCGAGTCCACCCTTGGCGGCAATCTCCTGCGACCGAATCAACGGCTGTGTGCGGGTTCTGCTGCGGTTTGCCAGATAACGATGTGCTTTATCGCTCTGTGCCCCTGTGTCCTGCTCGGGCTGCAACATGCGTCCTGTGCCTGCCTCGGGAATTATTACTTCACCTTTTGCCATACTGTTCTCCTTACAAAGTTCCTGCTTGCCGGAATCCCGGCTGAAATTCTTCCTTCTTGATTTTGACTCCCGAGGTAATCAGCTTTCGCGTGTATGCCTCAATCTCTGCATCGGTGTTCTGGACTTCGCCGCCCGATGAGTAGCTCACGCCTCTACGCACGCCATGCGTCTCGTCCCAGTGCTTCTCGAACGCCCGCTTCGATGCTTCTTCCTTTGCCGCTTCCTCGCTGAGGATTGCGTCTCGGATTTCCCACGTCTTGCGGATACGCCCCGTCCAAATTCCCTGCGCTGTCAGGAAGACCAGATCGGGAAAGATCGGGAGCCAACTGTGGTCTGGGTTCGCGAACAGATAGCAGCAAACATAGACGCCAAACTTCGGGTACGGCCCTGAGCTTAGGTATCCTTCGTCGTTGCACGTCTGGGATGCCCAGTAAGCAGGAGAGCCGAAGTGTCTACACGGAAGCCATCGCTCAAGAATCCAACACTTAGGCACGTACTTCTTGGCGTAGCGGTAACGATAGATTCCGTCATCCGCCCAGTAGCCGCCGTACATCACAATGCGTCGAGGAGCCCAGACAACCCTGAAGATGTTCTCTCCCCAAGGGTTCTGACCGAACTGCTTGAGCAGGTCTTCACACCACTCTGGGGGATTGATCCCCGAAATTGTCATGTCTCGTCGGTTGACCATCAGTGAGGAGTAATAGGGGTAGGCGGGGAAATCCCGTTCTGGCTACATAATAAGGATGGAATTTTGCAGTTTTATTGGAAAAATGAAGGGGTCGCTTTTGGCGACCCCGTGCCCTCATAAAGCATTGAACGGGAAGGTGTAGTAATGGTTAATACTGGTTTAGTCGTGGATTGCGATGAGGTTTGCAGACCAAGTGTGCGGGATGCTGTCTGCGTTCGCAACGCTGATGATGACTCCAACGCCGCCCGCTTGCTTCTGCAACGAAGCGATGTCGATGATGGCGGTGACCGCAGCGTAAGAACTCACTTCGCCGATTTCGATCTGAGCCACAACCGTGTAATTGTTGTCCGCGAATGGCGTTGCCCAGTTGATGACGACCGCACCACTGTTCGTGGCGCTTGCCAACGATGTGAACGACGGTGAACGGTAAGTCTGTTGCTTTGCTGCTACAGCAGCGGCAGAGGCGGCGACCGCAGCATCAGCGTAGGCCGTAGTTGCAATGTCCGTGTTGTTGGTCAGCGGAGACTTGGTAGGAGCCGTGGGCGAACCAGTCAGAGCAGGGGAAGCCAACGGTGCCAGAAGAGCCTCAGCAGCTTCGGCACGATTCGTCTCCACGAGGATTGCGGCGTGATCGAAGGCCGTGGTCGCAAGCTGGGTAGTGTTCGTGCCGGGGGCCGCAGTCGGAGCAGTGGGGATACCCAAGAACCCCGGAGAGGTGAGGGGAGCTAATGCGCCCTCTGTCCCTGACAAGGCGTCGATTTCGTTCTGAAGGTACACCACCGCCTCAAGAGGCGACAGCGGGAAGAAGATTGATTCAGTGGATTGTGACATTAAAGTTTCCTCATGTTAAAAAGCCCCGACGCTTTGTCGGCATCGGGGCTTTCGGTTCTCAACCAGCTTAGAAACCGTATGGAAGAGCGAGTGTGTCGATGTAAGCGCCTGCACGAGGCTTGGCGTTTGCGATCTGACCACCGAACACGAAGTAGAACGCCGTGGTCGGAGCCACACCACCGTCAGAGCCGTACAGCGGGAAGGTCGTCATCCCACCTACGTCGAAGAGGGAAGGCGGCTTCACTTCGGTCTTGAACCAGTATTTGAAGTTGATCGCATCAATGCGCTGTTGCTTTGCCTTGATGTTGGTAATCAACTCGTGACCAGCCATCGAGCGGAGACGCTGCTCAGGCAAGTAATCCTTGCGAGTGTCGCCGTCCTGACGCGGGGTGAAGGCCGTTGCCACACCAGCAGGAGCGTAGTGGGTTGAAGCCGACGTACCCGAGGTGTACAGGCCGAGGTTTTCCCATGCCGTCACCTGATCCACGTTGCAGTGAACCACGAAGTCCGTGAGTTCATCAGCGTCCGAGCCGTTGGCACGCTGCAAGAGCGACTCCATCAACTGGAACATCTGAGGAACAAGGGCGTCGGACTGTCCGTTCACGTAGGCAGAGTTCAGGACGCCGGGCCAAGTGCTGCGCGGAATACCGAACCAGTCGCCGCTGGAAGACTGGTAGTTGATGGCAGGAATGCCGTTCAAAGACGCAGACGTTGTCGCGGAGGTGTAACGGTCAGGGGTGTAGGTCTGGGTGAGCATACCGTTGGCACCGAGAACGATCAGGATGTCCGTGGCGATTGTGCCAGTCGGGAAATACTGACCGGGGGTTCCGGTTCCGCCATCCACGAGATACAGGATGTTGTTGATAAGGTCAGCGGTGAGGACTTGGAAGTACCCACGGTTTGCGCCGTACCCAGCAGCGACTACTTGGTAGTAAGCGCCCGCCTGAAAATCATTGGCGTTGCTGACGTTCATGAAGGTTGTGGTCGGCGTGATGGTGACCGTTCCCAGAGCGCCAGAGCCGTCAGAGACAGCCATGAGAGCTTCGAGGTTGGTGCGGAACGCCTTGAGGTTGATGCGGAAGCTGTCCTTGTAGACATCTACGACGGACTTTTCCTTGCCGTCTGTGCTCCACTCGGCACCCTTCGTGACTTGGCAAGCCTGCACGAAGAAGACGGGGGATGCTACACCAGCGTCGTACTGTTCGCCGCCGCCCGTGCCCATTGAATCGGTTGTGCCGTCTGGGACGAACTGTGCGAAGGTAGAACCCGGCTGCACAAGCAGCGGGATACGGACGAGACGTTCAGAGACCTTGAACTGCTCTTGGTTCTGAAGGCGACCGTAGAACTTGGCGTCTTGGTTAAACTGGGGATAGACCGAAGCGTTGAGCTTTTCAATCTCAACGTACAGGGCAGATGCGCTATTAAGGGTATCTGAGGCCATGATGTTTCTCCTGTCGGATTTGCCCCCGACATGGGCGAAAAATGATTAACTGTTTGGCAGTCACTCACTCTTCTCATTGGCCTGACGTTTTCGGGACGAACCCACGGGTAACGGACCCGGAACCTTTGGAAGGGTGTTGCTTGTCACTTAGGAGTAATCCAAATCTACTTTTTCTGAAAAAGGGGATGCAGGCGGATGGCTACTCCGAGGCATAGATTCGCGAGTTTGAGGAATAAGAGGTGCAGTCGGATGAAGACCTTAACTTCCAAACTCGGCGTCATGAGTTTCACCAAAAATGGGTTCTATCTCGTACCCGCCGTCTTCGTCCTCGTCGCAGTAGATGGCACAGATGCCGCCCGGAGCTACAACTTCGCCACTTTCGGGCCTGCCTTCGGAGGTGCCGTTGATGATGTCGTTCAAGGCGACAATATTCGAACTATGACAAACGAAAAGCGTCACACAATGCGGGCAGAGCTTGTCTTCGAAGAAGTCTCCGACTCTTTCGATGAAATCCGAGAGCGATTCTCCGTTTTTGGGGGTCTCAGTTGGATTATCGACGAAGTGATCGAGTGCTTCTGCGAATTCGTCCTTGTCCTTACCGTAAAGTGGGGCTATCTGCCACGGAAAAAGGCATCTCGACTGCTCGATGCAGCGTCCGCCAAGAGTTCCACTCACAATTTCGGCAGTCTGCACCGCACGGTGCAGCGGAGAGCAGATTACTCGCTCAATATTTTGTCGGGAGAGGAATTCTGCGGCTTTGTGAGCCTGCACAACGCCCTCATCGTTGAGACAGGGGTCTAACATCCCTCTGAACGCATTGTCGTCGTTCAAATCCGTGTCCCCATGACGCATCACGTAGGCAATGGGCTTCTTATCGTCCATTTACTTCCTCTTGAGCTTGCGCGGGGCAGCGGGAGTTGGGGGTTGAGGCGGATTAAGCTGCTCTTCCGTCAGGGCGGCGGCGTGATCCGCAGTCCCGTCAAGACCAGCTTGAGCTTCCATCTGCATTTGCACAGCGTGGCCCGCGTCTTTGTAGTTAATGCTCTCGCTCGGATGTGGCGGTGCCTTCGCTGTCGGCTGTTTCTTGGCAGCTTCGATTGCAAGCTGCGGCTTGACGGCAGCGGCTTGTGCCTGCTCCATCTGCTGCTGGATTTTCGCCTGTAGTGACAGTCCATAAAGCTCGACATTCAAGAACCCGTCAGGATTGTTGAAGCGATTCCGCTGTCCTGTAGGCGAGTAAATCCACGCCGTGATAAACGGCAACTCTTTTGTCACGTCATCAAGCGGGCCGGGTTCCATGGACGACTTGAAGAGCTTGTACTTGTCCGACTCTTCGGGCGTCGGGGGCTGTTGTCCAGATGCCACTGCTTGCAGGATGACCATTTGTGCGGCTTGCACTGCCTGCTCGTTCGGGACTGGCGGTTGGACAAGCAGCATGTCGATAGTTTGACTAACCTTCATGCCAATGTCGCCGACAGAAGACTTCATGCCGCTGATCCCACGGAGTTGCGAGATGCGCTCTTGGTTGCCGGGGTCATTCAATGCGGCTTTGGCGCTTTCGTCGCCCGTTTGGGCAGCCATGGTCAACTGAGTCAAAGCGAGTTGCTCTTCCTCGAATGTGCTCGGGTAAGTCTGGTCGGTATCGGGCACGCACCAGATGTTGCCGTCCCGTAGATCAATCAAATTCACGAGGACATCGGGGTGTCCCTTCTTTTTGATCGTGAGCACGCCGTCTGCATCAGCCTCGGCGAGACGATATTTGGCACCGATGCGGATTGCCTGTTCGCAGGATTTCGAATAGCAACGGATGAAGCCTTCAAAAGCCGTGCCTGCCTCGCCACGTGAAGCCGCACGCAGGATTGAGATTCCACCAAGAGTCGTGTTATTTTCATCAGCCTGTCCTACTGCCGCTGGAGAAATACCAGTGACTACGGTCGAGAGCGTTGTAGCTAAATCGGTACGTGTCTGGAGAAGCTGAGCACTCACGCTGACCGCAGGCTCGGCAAAAGCTTTCTGTCCGACGTTGATATTCGATTCCAATCCGTGCTTCAGAGGGTATGCAGCGCCGGGGTTTGCCTTCTGCTTGCTGCGGGCAGACAGGTCGAATGTATCGGGGTCGAAGTGGATGGCGGGAATTGCACGCATGTGCGTTTCCATTTCCAGATCGAACACATCTGAGAAGGCGTCTTGGGCAACCAACATGCTTGCCCCGTAAGCGGGCGTAGCTTGGCCGTGTCCCTTCACTGCGTGACCTATCGACCAATGGTCATCCATGCTCTCATTGCGGGATTCCGCATACTCGTTGCCCAAGAACACCACACATCCCCCATCGGGATAGTTGTCCTCGAACCACTCACGGCACTCTTCGTCATCAATCTCCGCAAACATGCAGGGTCGCACCCAGATTGTTTGGATGGTCGGTAACTGATCCAGTGCCTCGGCCATCTGGCTTACAAGGTGAAGACCCTGCGTGAGTGCGATTCGCGTTGTGCGGTCGAACATGAACTCTGCTGGTCCGGGTTCTCCTGCTTGAATCCGTTTTGCGATCCACGGGTAAAGGGACTTGGCAGCACTCAGGTCAATTTCGTCGCTAAGCATCAGCCACGCAAACTCGTGGATGTGCTTCATGTTGATAGGAACTTTTAACCACGGCACGCCGTAGAGGGACTGGACTTCGCCGCCCCTTGGCTGACGAGGCTTTTTCTTGGGAGGGTTCTCGGAGCCTTGTCCGACGCCTTCCGCCATGCCCTCATCGTCTTCATCCTCGTCGTAGTAACCGAAACGAGAGCCGTCAGCTACCCAGCGGGTGTAAATTCCATAGCGCCCGCCCGTGTAAGATTGCACGGCGAATTCTTGCGGTAGGTTGGCGTCCTGATTGATGGCTTGGATTTCTTCCAGAAGGTGGTTCGCACCGTCCGCCATTTGCAAAGCAGTGGCGCTATCGCCAGAAGCGACAATGTGCACCTCAGGCTGGTGCCCCACGATCTTCATGTACGCACGGCCAAAGGCTTGATAGATATTCAGGGGGTAAGACAGGGTTTCGGAGTTACCGTTGGAGTCGTTGCCCAATCCAGCCGAGCCCGCTCCTTGCATCCACGTAAACTGCAAGTCACTCCAGAAGGCGTCGAAGATGTTACGCCAGTAGAAGCCGCCGTCCGCCGCACGTTTGACTTCCTCAATGCGGGCGAACATATCTCGGTGCTGGATTTTCGTGACGAGAGCACGCCACGCATCCTTGTACTTGTCGTCGATGAGTTGATTTTTCTTGCCGTATGACCCCTTCCGAATGGAAGAGGCAGACGTACCGTAGGTTTCCCCCGGTGCGTACTTCTCGGCAATGTCACTGTAAGCATCCTGAGTGGGTGCTTGTGCTGTGCTGCTCATTTAGGCTCCTACTTATTGGGCAGTGAAGTCCACAATGAGGCTGCTCACCGCCGTGCCGCTCAGGTTCAACACACGGCAGAAACGGGCTGAGGACATGGCCGCAGACTGTGCTCCTGTGACCTGATCGGCCTGAATTTCTCTGTTGCCACTATTTCCCGTGCCGCTGTAGGTATCCACGGTCACGAAGTTCAAAGGATTGGCGTCGATGCTGACTTGGAATGCCAGATCAACTGTTGCTCCAGCAGGGAACGCACGCCACACAACTGTGCGTAGTGAGTTCTGATTCGGAGTACGGGGGGCGATGACAATCGGCACTGAAGCCGCATTGCCCGGTAAATTCTCTGCCGTTGGGCCAACGCCCGGACCTGTCTGTGGGGAAGTGGCGTCTTCGGCTGTCGCGATAGTCACCGCAGCGGTCAAGGCAAGAGCCCGACCATTCAGTGTTCCGCCGCCGAGGGTCACGCTATCAAGCGCAATGATGGTTCCAACCATCGTGGTGCCGGGGCCGTCAATCGTGGCTGAGCTACCGACCTGCCAAATCACGTTTGTTGCCGTCGCTCCACCAGTCAAGGCAACGGTTGCACCGACGCCGACTGTCAGAGTGGAGCCAATCTGGAATACGTAAAGTCCTGCGCCGTTAAGCGTCAGTGTTTGACCGCCGCTCAGTGCCATCGAACTTGCGCTGGTGTAAGTACCGGGAGTCAAAGTGAGACCGTCGAGGGTAGATTCAACCGTTCCAGCGGGGAGGCTTTGGAAATGGAGGTAGGCGTTGTTGGCGTCAACTTCGGCCTGCTCTGCGGCTGGAGTAGTTAGCTGAATCGTGGCGGGAGGAGTGACAACGCCCGGAGGGAATCCTGTGATCGAAGTGCCGGGGTAGAGTCCGACGTTTCCACCAGCGATGACGCTGGAGCCGCTATTAGTAATCGTGGATGCGGCAAGGAGGGTAAACAACGACGCCGTGTCCAGCCAAGGGTCAACGAGTGAAGACGGGCCGATAGGCCCACCGTACACTTGGTCGTAACCCATGAGAAGTGCCCGTGTACCGGGGTAAATTGATCGAACTGCGCCGACTGTTGGCATGTGTTATTCCTCGTCTTTGTCTTTCTTCTTGTCACCCTTCGGGCCGTAACTGGCTGCGATAGCCTTGGCTTGTGCGAGTGACGTGACCTTTGGCCCGTTCTTTGAACCAGAGTGGAGTGTCTTCTTGTAGAACTCCTCCATGATTTGCTTGGCGGGCATTAGATTTTCGGGATGTCCTTCTTGACATCCGCCTCAACAGCCGCCTTATCCTTAGAGATGGCAGCCTTGATCTTGCGACCAATGCCGGGGCTGAAGCAGCCTCCGACGTATGCGATTGCGGCGATAACGATTGTTGAAATCATGGTTACTCTCCCTTGCCATGCAGACCGAGAGCTTCGAGTGCTGAACCCGCTCCCGATGTACTGGCGTCGTCCTCATCAGGCTCGTGATGCTGCTTGCCTTCGTGAGCAGACTTCGCCTTGTTGAGGTGTTCCTGAGCTTTCGCGATATGCTCGGTGACAAGATTTTTCTTCTCGCCGTCCTCGCCATCCTTGCTCTCTTTGTTCTTGTCACGGTGTAGACCCGCAGCAATCGCCATGGTTGGCCCGAAGGTGCTCTTCTCGCCTGCTTTTTCGCTGAACATCGGCATGTTATTTCTCCGTAGCGGGCTCTGCCGCTGGTGTGGTCTTGTGTTTCGGTACGTAAGGTTTCAGGAAAACTGAGGAGTCGGAAGCTGCGGCTGCGGCTTCTTTCTTCCGCAGCGAAGGCTGCTTATATCCCTCTGGTTCCTCTGTATTGGAATAATCCGTTTCCCCATCCCCACTTGCGAAGACCTTATCTTCCAGCGGTTCGATACGGGCGGTAACTCGGCTTTCCATCTCGTTCAGGTCGCCGTCGAGGACGCCGAGGCGGACTTGGACTTCTTCCTTGTGAGCACCCTGCTGAGCACTAACCTCACCCACGACGCCGCTGAGAGCCCCCAGTTGGGACTCTATTTCGGTGAACCGCTCCTCCAGAAGCTTGTAGTCAGCCTCCAGTTTGGTGAACCGTGTTTCCAGAGCGGTACGAGCGGTCTTCTCAGCGCCGATCTGCTGCACGCATTGCGGGTCTTGTAGTTTCTTCCAAAGTTGTCCCATGTTAGTTCTCCTCAAGCTCCTCAAAAATATCGACCGAGAGAGGCGGGTAAGTTACCCGTTCTCCCCGTTTGTCGTTGTCTTTCTCCCGTCTGTTCTCTTCGCTCAGCTTCCTCAAACACTTCTGGCACCATCCTTGCGAATCGCGGTTGCAATCTGGGCAGTCCATTAGCCCACCTTCGGCATTCTGGTACGGGGATGACGTGACCGAGACCACTGAGCAATCTGGCTCTGTTGTTTGGCACCCAACGTCCGCAATTCCTGCATCCTGCGGTAGTGCTCTACAAACAGGCGCATACTCTTCATCGGGGTAATGCCGCCCTGCGAGATGAGTTCCATCTTCTCTTTGTAAACTTCAGACGGCGGCTTCTCTCCCGAGGTGTGGTTCGAGTAGATGAAGTACCGAGTGCCGTCCAGCACATCGAGCTTTGGGTCGTCGCCTTCCTTCTTGATGTCCCCATCATGCTCGGGGTCAGAGGTAGCCCACGGAAGAGCTTCCAGTAACTCCACGCAGTCTTCGCTGATAAGCCAGTCAGGAACAACATTGCCTTCCGTCCACCCATCGAGCAACACGTTACGTTCCGCCAGTAGGGTGAACATCTGCCGCAGTCCGTTTGGACGGCTATACTTTTCCGTCTTACTGGGAATGGGGCGAGGCACACCATCAGCCACAAACACATCGCCGATTACACGGGCTCGGGTGCGAGAACCTTCGCCAAACGTTTCTGGCGAGAGGTAGATTTTGCTGATGCGCTTCTTCAGCTTATCGTCGCCCTCCATCTCATCGAGAACCGCTCCAGCGAGTCCGCGTTCGCTCAACCCCTTCTTGAGCAACTCCCTGAATGTCAGAACGAAGATGTGCTTCTCTCCGTTTTGCAGAGGGAGTTCCACAAGCGTGTTCCAGCAGACGTAAGCGTGGTGCACCGTACCTACGTCGATACCCAGACCCACGGGCATCCACCACTGGCGTGCCATCAAAGTCAGAACTTTGTCACGCGGAATGACAGTGATGTCTTTGTCGTAGACATCGAAATACATGCCCTCGAAGCCCGTCCACTTGCCGTATTTCCAAGCGTTGCGAATCGCCTTGGGCTGGGCGTCCAGCATCTTGCGATACGCCTTGCCTGCGGGTGTAGTGGGGCCGTAGGCTGGGTTGTCATCCAAGATGGCGGGGATGAAGTAGTAATCACCTGCGTCGTACAGGATGTCGAGGTTCTTCGGACATGCCTTCGGACAATCCGCACCAAACAGGTGCCGCAATACGTCGGCACCCACACCACCGGGGTTACTCAATCCCTTGATCTGAGCAATAACTGGGCTGCCCTTCCAGTCATGCGTGATAGTTGATCGGGCGGAACCAGTGATGAACGACCACCACTTGAACGGGATTTCGCACCACTCGTCGAAGGTGACCGTCAGGAATTCTCCTGACAGATATTTGCGGGCAGCGGCTTCGTCGTTAACCGAGGCGAAGTGAATCACGCTGCCGTTGTCGAACTGTAGCCGTGGGGAGACCGCGCTGTCGGTGAAACGTCCACGCAAACGTTCAGGCAGTTTCAGGAACTCGGCGATGATGGTGCGGCGTAACTCACCCATCGTGCGGCGGAAGATGATCTGTTGGCAGCCGGGAACTCGATACGCTCGGAATAGGTTGTCAAAGACCGCGCAAAAAGTTTTACCGTTGCCCCGTTGTCCCGCGAAGAACGTGTAAGGGCTCACGGATTCCAGATACTCTAACTGTCGAGCATGAGGGAATCCTTTGGGCGTCATAAGTCGGAGCCCAGCTTCAGTCCCGTCTCGATTTTCGTATACCCTGTACTTCGGCCCAAGGTCACCCGCTTGGTCGAGTACGTAGGGCGAATCTAAGTCGATAGCCACTTATGCATTTCCACCTGAAGTTTCGGCAGCTTCTTGTGCTTGCTTGCGTGCCGCTGCCCACTTCATGACTTCCATGGCGTTGAAATGCGCCCGACCATCAGGCCCGATGACCGCACCAACCTCGTCCATGTAGAAGAAGATGATGTCGATAATCGAAGCGGTCTGCATCGCAAGGTCGTAAACGGGATTGCTGTAGGTGCCGTCCTCCCGCTGTTGAAGCGTGCGGCTCACAAGCAGGGCGTTCGTGACATAGGTCATCACGTCCTTGCGGCTGACGAGCATGTCCTCTTCCTTGACCTGCCCATCGGGGGCTTGACCCGCGAAATTGTTATCCCACATGTTCTTCGGTACTGTCGGTGGTGCTGTCGGCGTCTTCCCGTTGTCCGTCATCTTCGTACTCCTCTGGCTCTGAGAGCCGTAATTGAACTTGCTGATGTACTTCCTGTGTGCGGACAGGCTCGTCTGTCCCCGTCTGAGTTACTCGATCAATCAGTGTCACTGGGACACGGATTCCAAGCTCACTATCTTCTGCACCGTCGAGCATAGTGCGGAGAGCCTCAAGGCAGAACCGTCTCGCTGGAGTGCCTGCTTTTGCTTCCTTCACGTTCTTCACGAACTGCACCGCCGTCCATTCCGCAAGACCGAGAGAACGTTCGGCGAGGATGTCGTCTACGGTGGTCTCTGTTGCAATCCAACGCAGGAGGACGGCCTTGACGGGGCGAACCCGTTCCTTCCCCTCGGGGAGTGCCATCAGCGGTTTAAGCTTCTTCTGTGCCATACAAAAACTCTTCCATCAACTCGTTCAACTTGCTCTTCGTGATGTTGCCTTTCCTCAGGTTCTTCTCGATGACCCGTTTGTGCTCTGGGTCAACAGGCAGACCATCGGCGAGTCGTCGCATTCGCCGTTTGAGTTCCGCTTTCACCTTGCGGTAAGTGGACTTCGGAGGCACTACTTCTCCACGGTTTGTGTTATCAACTCAGTGAGTAGCATCTGGCAGGCAACTGAAGCTGCATTGCGGAGACTGCTCTTGATAACCTTGGCGGGGTCGATAACACCCATTTCAATCAGATCGCCGTACTTGCCCGTGAGGGAATTGAAACCCGCAGAAGTAGTCAGGGCTTTGGTGAGTTCCGTCTCACCGTATCCCGCATTCTCCAGAATTTGCAGAGCGGGACGGCGTAACGCCTTGCTCACGATACCTTCGGGTAACATCTGGGCTATCCGGGCAAGCGCCATTCCTCCACCGACAACGATCCCGTCTTCGAGCGCACAGCGGGTTGCGAGGCACGCATCTTCGCAGCGGGCCTTCTTGTCCCCGAGTTCGATCCCGGTCTGTGCCCCAAGACGCAGGATGGTGACTCCTCCCGTAAGCTTTGCCAGACGCTCCTGTAGGCGTTCTTGTTCAAGCTTCGTGGGGCTTTGGGTGAGGAGCCCTCTGATTTCTTCGATTCGTTTTTCAATCGCTTCCTTCTTTCCGAAGCCGCCAATAATGCGAGTGTTCTTCGACGTGACTACAACCTTGGCAGCACGTCCGAGAGCCTGTGGCGGAAGCTTCGACAAGTCCAATCCCAACTCTTGCAGGATGGCTTGTCCTCCTGTTACGGCGGCGATGTCGAGTAACAGGTCTTTGCGGTGCCCAAGATTCTCAGGCAGCTTGACGGCACAGACAGCGAAAGTGCCCTTCAGCTTGTTCATGACGATAGTCGCCAACGCCTCGCCTACAACGTTCTCGGCGATGATGAGCAGCGGATTGCTGCTCTTGGCGATTCCTTCAAACAGCGGTACGAGACCCTGCAAGGAACTGATGGTTCGGTCGATGAGCAGAATCACGGGTTGCTGGAACTCCACAATCTGGCGTTCCGCATTGTTTACAAACGCACCGCTGAGGTATCCCTCGTCGAACTGCATCCCTTCCTGCCGCTCAATCGTAGTCTCGTTGGACGGGGAGTCTTCTACGGCAACTAAGCCGCTTGCTCCCGCCTTACGCATAGCATCAACAATAAGTCCGCCGAGCACGGGGTCGTTGTTCACGGCGATAGTTGCGACTTGCTTCATCATGTCGCCGCTGACATTGACCTTCGTGCGGTCGATTTCCGCACAGGCGAATTCAACGCCCTGCTCAATTTCTTTTTTGACGGCAACTACATTTTTGATCTTCTGAGCCTCTAATCCATGTTTGAACAGGGAGTAGGCGAGTACCACGGCAGCCGAAGTGCCATCCCCAGCGTCCGAGGCTGCCTTCTCTGAGGCTGCACGGACTGCACGGTTCCCTGTGTCGGGGAAGCCTTCAAGGTAAAAATTGCGGGCGATGGTCACGCCGTCACGGGTGCTCATCGGACAGATCGGATGACCCGGAGCGTAGTCGATGAACGTATTACGTCCCATCGGCCCCATGCTCTTGCCAACTGCGATGCTCAGTTGTTCTGCACCTTCGAGAAGGTGATTGCGGGCTTCTTCACCGAATGCATTCTGTGTACCCATTACTCACCATCCCTGAAAAGTTCGGACTTCGCCATGTGCTCACTAATCTCAACCTCGGCGGGGCGAGTCCAAGCCTGTTCTTTCTCTTCCCACGCAAGGTCAGGTAGACCGAGCTTGATGCGAGTGAGGATAGCGGTGACGTTAACTTCCATCATCTGAATCAAATCCACCAACTCCCCCTCACGGTTGATGAGGTTGAATCGCGCACCTACTTCTGCGTACTTGTCGAACAGCACTAAGTCGCCGACCTTGACATCCGCAACGTCCTTGCCCACTGACTCGACGAAGCCCATGTCGGAATCGCTCTCGTAGGCTTTCGGAATCATCAGGCGTCCCTTGTGTTCCTTGGGGAGCGGCTTGACGAAGATGAAGCTATGACGTGGAACAGCGAGGTAGCCGAAGTCTGGCTTCTCGGGCTCTGAGATTTCGAACGCGACTGGAGCTTCTGCCTCGACTTCTTCTGCGGCTACTGCCTTCGACCCGAGTAGCTTCTCAAGATCGAGGTTGTTGCCGTCGTGATAGAAGGCAAGAGCTTGGTCAAGCTCATCGAGGGTGAGGTTGAACTTCTCAGTCAGTTCCTCGACGGGCACGCCCATCTTGACGGCGAAATCGAAATCGTTAAAGCTCTGAACGTATTGCATTAGCTCACCGTCACTGGTACTGCAAGATTTTCAATCACGCCGAGGGTCTTACCCGCCAAGCGGAACACGACGACATCGGGGCGAAGGTAGAACTCAATATCCAAAGGACGGCCCGCCATTGATGGTTGAGGACGTTTGAGATAGTCCTTCTCGGGCGTGGCAGTGGTGAGGACAAGTTCCACCTGCTCAGCAAGGCTGTCCCACACGCACGCCTGTTCTGGCGAAGTCAGGAAAGTTCCTTCTGGAACGTTTCCGTACTCTGCAAAAACCCGAGATAGAAATATCAGGATGAGGTTCGGGTGAAGGGCTGCGAATTTTGCGTTGACAGTTACCATCGCATCCGTTCTTTCTTCCCGACGATGTAGAACTCGTGGTTCTCAAGCATGTTCGGGTCTTCAGCTTTCATGCGGGCGTAGTCGTAGGCGACATCGGGTGCGCCGTACTTCATCTTGCCGCTGTACTGCAAACTCACTTTGCCTGCTCCACCCGTCCCGCCGCCGTTGGCTTCGCCCTTGCCTGCGGCTTCGTCACGGATAGCCTTACGGTCGAGCAGCTTCGCCTTGTACAAGTCCTTCAGGGCGGCGGTCATGTACTTGTTTTTGCTGGTCTTCACCAAGTCCTTGATTCCCTCCCGGTCGAGCTTCTGCGCCAACTCGTTGAGCTTGGTTGCGAAATTCGTGTCCTTCTGGGCGTGCTGGTAGAAACTCGTTTCGAGCGTGTCGAGATACTCTGCACGCTCTTCTGGAGTGATGTCCCGCTTCAATTCGCTTACCAACGAGGACAAGCCTTTGCGGGCGGCGGTACGGATGATAGGCGTGACTTCCAGATCGGTTTGGTCTTGCCACACCTTGGCTTCGCGGGCGGCAATCTGTTCTTCCTTGGCTTTGAGGCTAAGCGTGGCGTCTGGCTTGTACTCCGACTGCTGGGAGATTTGGTTCAAAGTGTAGGCCGCACGCTGGAGTAATTTCTGAGCCTGAGGATCATTCTTGATCGCAGGGATGTCGTACAGGGCATTCAGTGCGTCCACGGCACTAAAACCAGCGGCATCTTTTTGGGCAAGGGCACCCCATGCCTTCTGCGCTATGTGGGCGTTGTATCCAGCGGCGTCGGTCTTTTCCCATTGCTCGTTCAGCTTGGCAGCAGCACCAGCGAGGGAGGCAGGGTCTTTCTCGAACCAGTTGCCGAACTCACCCTTGCGGGCGTTGACGAGGGTGTTAGCCAGTTCACCGATAGTGGCTTCCAGTGCATCGAGCCCCACTTTGCCGTCCTGACGACCGATGGTGGTGACCAGCTTGTCGATGCGCTCCACGTGGGACTTGAAATCCTCGGGGCTCTTGACGCCGATCTTTTCGCCAACCTTGCCGAAGCGACCAGCCTTGCTCAACTCAGCCTTGGCTGCTTTGTACAGGTCGGCGTTGCTTTCCTTGATGGCGTCCAGTTGCTCGAACTTAAATTCAGGTTCGCTGACAGCGGCTTCTTCGCTTAAATCAAAAGACTCGGCGGCTTCTCCATCGCCGAAAGTGATGTTTAACTTGGTGGGAGTCGTGGGCGTACCTTTGCCGTCTCCCGCACCACCAGCGCCGGAATCTCCTGCGCCTGTTCCTGCACCGCTACCTGCGCCCGCACCCGTTCCTGCCGGGGGCGCTGCACTACCTGCTGCTGGGGGTGTAACCGTCGATGTTGCCATTTACTTATTCTCCTTGAAAAATACGGTTTGGTTGGTGACATCAACTGCGAAAACTTCGCATTTGTCACCAATCTTGAATCTGTCAAAGTTCGATCCAACGTAAGCGCCAATCGTGTGGAAGGGTGGTTCGGGACCAACCGTGCCGCCGTTCACGAAATGCGGGTCTTGAGTTTCCAGACGGTCGTGCTCCGCTGTGATCTGCGGCACCACGGCGGGCGTGGGGGTGGATTGCCGATGAAACTCCTCATGCTGTTTCAGGATTGAGCCTTCGGGCTTGGGACGCTGGTCGTCGTAAAAACCGCAGGCGGGGGCTGCGGGCTTTCCTGCTGGATACTTCAAAGACTTAGCGAGAGCCTCACGTCCACCAGCGACTTCGAGAACCCGACCTATCTGCTTGGTCTGAGCGTCAGGCGCGGCGGGCGGGGCGTCTTCGGCTTCGGCTTTTGCGCGGTTGTAGCCCGAATCGTAAGCTTTGGACATGTGAGTAGCGTCATACTTCCCAACCAGCTTCCGCTCGATGGCGGCGAGTCTTTCGGACAGAGCCTTGGTGATGGAGTAGTCCCCACCCTGTTCCAAGGCTTCAAGGTGATTGTCAATCTCCCCTTCGTCGCCGACCTGCGACTCAAGGGCGGCGAGGCGGTCTTCCAGCTTGGCTACGGCGGCTGCCAAACCTTGAATCCAGTCTTGGTGACCGGGGAACCGCTCCGCGAACAGATCGGTCTCGCGTTGGTTCTCCAGCACGGCGAGGCGGTCTTCGATAAGTTGCCCCGCTTCCTTGGCATCCGCCAATTCTGCTAAGTACGGGGCATCAACAAGACGCCCATTGTTATTCTCGTCAAAGGTGACGACGGCCCCATCTGGGAACTTGTCGCTCAATTCGGGACTCACGGTCTTGAGTTGCTCGGGCGTTAAATGGATTTCGGACATTAGATTTCCTTCTTGACTTCGGTCACGACTGTCGTGTCGCCATACGTGCCATCGGGCAGCTTGCCGAGATCGGCAACCTTTGGAGCCACACGCTCGGTCTCGGCGGCGATTTCAACCTTGAGCGTCTTCATCCCAGCTTGGGCGAGGGTGTACTGACGGGCAGCTTCGGCCTCAGCTTTGGCGGCGTCATGATAGGCCCAGCCGATGACACGCTGAGTCTCGGCGATAGCGTCGTCGAGTACCTTGCGGTAGACCAGCTTGGCGTTGGGTGAGAGATGGAGCGCCTCGGCTTCGGCCTTGGCACGCAGGACGGCAAGATGAGCTTCAATCTGGCGAAGCAAAGGGAGGAGTTCGGTGTTAGTGTCGGGCATTACTTTGACTCCTGATTGAAGACGAGGCGATTGAACTGGACGAAGGTATCGACCTGTTCGCCAAGGGACGGAACGCCGTTCTCGTCCATGATGATAGTGTGCCCAGCGTGCTTAGGTTCTTCACCGCACAGGCAGAAAGATTGGAACGGCTCGTTGATGAGGGCGGCAAGCTCGTCGAAATCAAGCCAGTAGTCAAGTTCACCATCGTTGCGGTCAGCAACCATGTCCTTAACCTGCTCCGCTGTGATCTGCGGCACCACGGCGGCTTTGCGCTCACGCTTGGCCTGAGCTTTTGCCAAGGCGTCTGGGGCACTTACGAAGGCGTCGAAGGTGAAGAGCTTGGGCATTATTCTTTCACGAAGCCCAGCAGACGGCGGGCTTCTTCCTTGGTGATAATTTCGTCGCTAATCAAGCCTGCGAGGTCCCCAGGGCGACGTAAGGGGGCTCATACTGGGTTGTCGAAGACGGACGAGAAGATGTAGGCGTAGCGGCTCGGATCGTACTTAGTGATCTTGCCGTGGGTGTACTTTTTGGCGATTTCCATGTTGCGGACGAGTTCGCCCTTCTCGTTCTTCTTGCCGATGAACAGAGCCTCAATCCAATCCGAGCCGATGCCTCCGGGGTTACTCGCCAGAGCCATGCACGGAACCACGGGCTTGCCATTCTTGTCGATCTTGATCGGGCAGCGGTTCTGGAGGGTGAGGTACTGGAACATCTCGTAAGTCCACTCTGTCGCCTCATCGATTCCGATGAAGACGTACTCACCACCGTTGTAGTCGTATACGTCATGCTCATGCTGACAAGCACCAAACCACAGCTTGGAGCCGTTGGGGAAAGTCACAACGTGATCGTTACGGTTCCAGTTGCGAGGCCCACCGTAAACAGCGGATGGAATCTTCTTGCTGAAGTGATCCATCAGGGTTTTGTTCAAGTCTGGGAAGGTTCGGCGAAGCAACAGGACGTGGCAGCCCGGAATGTTCTGGCAGAAGGTGATAGCTTCCCACAGCAGGCAGAGGCTCTTGCCGCCGCCCTTGGCTCCCCCGTACAGGCGGAAGATGGCGGGGTTAGAGTGGAAGGCTATCTGTTTCTCGTGCGGATCGTAAGCGAGTTTGTTGTCTACCCAGACGGCGTAAGGATTGTGGCCTGATGGCTTAGTGACACTGCACGTTTCGGGGCATGTATACGACGCTACGCAGTTCGGAATATCAGTACCATGCTCCCGAGCATAGGCGAGCGCATCCTGAAACTTTGACCCTGCGGGCTTTGCGACAGTGGCACCCTCTTGAACGGACCTGATAGCTGGGCCGACCGGCTTGCTGTAATAGTCCACCGCGTCTTGGGCAGCCTTACCCTCAAGGGGACGCTCCAGCAGGGCGACGTAAGGGGGCTCATACTGGGAGGAGGGAATCTTGGCAACATGGACGACTTTATAGCCGACCGAGGACAGGGAGTTGAGGGAGCTTAGGTCGCCGAAGTCGAAGCCAAGCTCGATATATTCGTAGGTGGTCATCAGAGAGGAGTAATCCAGCTTTTGGCTCAGACCTTGAGGAATTCCTGATTTATTTTAGGGATTGGTACACTTGCTGGTTGTAACAACGGCTACAGCAACCGCGACATCGTTTGGGTTCGTGCTCACAAGGCGTGATGTCCCTGTGCTTGATGTACGAGCACTTTGACCGTCCTAAGTAACGACTGTTGAGTCGCTGTTCCGACCGAGTTGACCACTTCACGTTACCGGGCTCGTAATGACCATCGTTGTCTTTGCGATCAAGGGTCGTACCTTCGGGACGTGGGCCTAACTCGGCGATGAATTGGACGAAGCTGGTAAAGCGGAACTCTATTCCTCGACCGCCGTAATATTTCCACGCCTTGTCACGGGGATTACGGCAGCGATGCTGGGCGGACTTATACGAGTTGTACTCTCGGGCAAAGCGGGTGCGGTGACGATGTTGGCCGGGCATGAAATCTAATACTCAACATTTCGCCCCCTCCTAATTTGTTTTTGGCTCCCAAAATTTTTAGGGATACTTCCCCACGAATTCAGGTCGATTCAACATGTTCGTGTACCGCACCCCCGTTCTAAAGCATTCTGCCTATTAGGGATGTACTCCCCTTCGAAAGTGCCCCCTCCTGCCCAGAAACGGGCGAAAGGAGGGTGGTGGGGAAGTTCCACTTCCCAGCCATTGTTGATAACACAGGACTTAGCACGGATGGTCATACGTCCACTTGGTCTTGCCAGACAGAACGTCATCAACCTGATCCAGCAGGTCGATGCCTTTAGCCATCACAATTTCGATTGGAGTTGCTTGTCTGTCGCTCATGATTCTTGAGTGTCCTTGTGTTGAGCATGTGTTAACGCTTGTCGATGAGTAGCGTCTCATCAGTCCGGGGTGAGGTAGGTTGGTTGTCTGGCTCACTGGCTACACTGAGCTTGATGTGAGCGGCTTGCAGCCGACTCGATACCCAACTGTTGCTCTTACCAACAAGCCTCATGGTCTGCTCTACGTTCTGCGGCCCGATGTCAGCGCCTCGACCGAAGCCGTAGCTCAACTCGACTACTGTGCGTTCACTATCTGTGAGGTTGGCTCGGTTGAATAGCTTCTCAACGTCTTGCTGTGCTTCGAGTTGCGCCGATGTGTCGTCTGCTGTCAGTGCTGCTGTGGTGTGAGCTAAGCAATCGCTGTCCCCCACCAGTTCGTCTACGCTGTTCTCTGTCTGTTGTCTGCGCTTACGTTGTCCTTGCTCATCCTTGAGCAGGCTATTGACGATGCAGGTCTTGAGATACGCGGGATTCTTGGCTTTCTTGGAGTGCCGTCTTTGGGCGCTCAACACAGCGCAGTAAGCCGTCTGGTACATGTCATCACGATAGTCTGAGCCACGTCCCTCGAAGATGAAGTCGTTGATCGAGTAGGTTCGGATGAGCTTGTTCACCAAGCCCCAGATGAACTTGTCCATGTTACCGAGGGCTGTGGGTGGTTTGTTTGCTTGTGGATTGAAAGGTTTAAGTCGGGGCATCGTTGCGGTAGCCATTAGTGCACCAGCGCGATCACGACGCCGATACCGATTGATGCTCCCAGAGTAAAACTCTGGGATTCCTGACTTGCCGATGTTAGACATAGGCAACCTCGTGGGCACATCCTGCCCCGATGTTGAGGGTGTTGATAGCGGCGTTTACGTCTCTATCGTGCGAGGCTCCACAGTCTCTACACACCCAACTTCTTACCGACAATCCCGCAAGTCCTGTAGGACCAGAGGGTCTCCCACATTCGTTACAGGTCTTGGTGGAATCTTTGGAAGCAGCCTCGATGAATGTCGTACCGCTTGTGGGCGACTTGTACGACAGCATCCCTCGAATCTGTGCGTGGGCTGAACTGCTCACGCTCTTCCCAAACTTCTTGGCTATTCCTTTGTGGTTATCCTTGCTCCACACGATGAGCACGTTTTCTGAAACTAATCGTGTCGTTAACTTGTGATTTCTATCTTTCTTGCGGTTGGCAACCCGTTCCTGAATGCGTGCAGCCAAATGCTTGTCGTGGCCACGTTGTGCTTGTGCCAATCGTTCTGCACTGGCTTCCAACTCCCGTGGGTGTTCGATGATTTCTCCGTCCGAAGTTGTCAGTAGATTCGAGAAGCCTGAGTCTATTCCAATTTCTCCATACCCAGTCCGCTCAATCTTCTTTGGCTCTGCATCTATGAACAGGCAGAGATACCAACCCGATGCACGTTTGACCATGCGACCGCACTTGATTTTGCCATCTGGAATGTCCATCTTGTAGAAGCGGACACTACCCAGACTCGGCAGAGTGATGCGATTACCTTTCGGAGCCTTGATGGGGTCAGGAAACGGAATGCTGGTGAGTTTGTTCCGCATTCCTTTAAGACGTGGCTTGCCAGCAATCTTCTTGAAGCAACGCTTCCACGCATCGTGCACAGTGCAGAGAACTCCCTGCAACGTGTGGCTAGGAATCTCCAGCCGCTCTCCGTGGTTCGCCAGTAGGTTCTGGAAATCGTTCTTGGAGAAATAGATTTTGTCCTTGGCGTTGAGTTCTATCTTTCTGACTGCAAAGTTGAACACAGAGCCGAGAATAGGAAGCCATGACTCAGCAATTCTTTCTTGTGTCTTGCACATCCGAAGTTTTAGTTGTGTCTGAATCACGGTATCCTCCTTTCTCCATCAAAGTCGTCGCTTACCCAGATTAAAAATCTGGGATTGCGCTCCTCAACTACCGTTCACGATGCGCTGTACCTCGCGCTCCATGTCCTCGATTTCCTCGATCTTTGCTTCATGCTCGTGGCAGTAATCGCCTTGGCAGGGTCGATCACATGTCACAGCAACGTCGCCCACAACCAACTCGTACTTGCACATGCTGAAGCTTTTGATAGTCATGAATTACACACCGTTAAACTCATCGGTCTCGCTTTGTCTGCGTCTGAGTAGCCCGGCGATGACTTGACCGCTTGAGTGATCCCACTTGTCTATCTCGACTGCCGCACCTGCGAAATCACCAGCGTTGAGTAGCTTGAGCATTGTGCTGGATAGGAAGTTGCCGACGCCGAGGTTAAAGACCCAATCGACCATTGCGTCGAACTGACCTTGAGTAAGGGAGACAGTCACATAGCGGTTTACAGCGATGCAGGCGGCTTGCACATCTTCGAGCAGCCAATCGTCGGCCTGTTGTTGGGTGATGGGGGGCGAAGCTGCGTTGATACCGAAGGTATGACCCCAGCCCTGAGTCCAAACACCCTTGATGTCTTGGTACGCAGTTAGAGAGCAGGATTCAAATTGCTCAGTGAGTTTCAGGCCAGAGGCGGAATAGTCCATACTCCCTAATACCGTCTTTTAGCCAATTCCTCCTTCGTCCAGATCACAATTGGGGCGGCGTACTTGGGCAAAGACTTGTCATGAATGCCTGTAAAGGTGGTCTCAATGTCCCGTTTAAGTGCCTCTACTTGCTCTGATGTGATGGGTGGGGTGTTGTCGCTCTCATCAAGGTCGGTTCTATGCCCCTTGCCCTTGCCTGCGTGGTTCGCATCGCCATACGTTCTCCACTTCTGGTAATGACGACCGCACATGCCACGGGCCGCGTATTTGCGCGTGCAGTCGCCAATGGTGCATTGCTTTGAAAGGTTCTTACGCGGAGTTCGCCATGCGATCCCGAGGAACTTAGCAACGTCTTCGAGACCTATGCAGTTTGGGTATGCCTCTTTGATGAGCTTGTAGAACCGCGCCGGGCCCATATCCATCCGCACATTCACCTCAGCGGAAGGTAAGTTCAGCCGAAGCAAGGCTTCAAGCTGTGTGCGGAACTCTTCAAGATTTGTGGGAGTTGGATTGCGGCTCATAGAGCCTAATACTCAGATCGTGCAGGCAGTGCATTTGCTCGATACAACCTGTCCGTGATTACAGAAAAACTCGTTCATTGTTCCGCTCCTTCAGGATGTCCATCGCACGCTTGGTGTGACTCGCACAGCCAATCGTCGTAGACTTTGTTGCCATAGCGATCAATGCCTTCGGCACGACCACAGCCGCACGCATCGTGATTTATGGCGAGATACCGCCAACCGTTATAGCCTTGCGGCTTCGGGTCTGATGGTAGATAGATCACTTCTGCTCCTCGGTCGGCAGTCCAAAGGGAGTGCGACCATTGGTTTACCAGCCATGAAATCTCCGAGTGATTGTGGCTCATAAGGAGAGTTGGCTGCTGCGGCACGGGCGGCTTGAGTCGTGCGATCATGGTCGGCTTTGATCGCAGCGGCGACACGCAATCGGCGTGCTGCTTTCTCTTTGGGCGATGCCTTCGGATTGTACTTCTCATAAACCATAAACGTCTCCACGTCCATTATACCACAGTCGCATTTGATCTGTCACGTCACCGTCGTCGTTCTGCAATACCAGTTTGCCCACCAGACTTTGCAGGCTGGGTGCGTTGTTGCCTCGGAACAGAAGGTAGCCTTCGTCCCATGCTTCGCCGATCTTCGAGAGGCTCTATATCAACCTTGATGGTGAGTCTCATACAGTCGGGATGCGTCTCAGTGCCCTTCGGTTTGAAATCCCATCGAGCGCCTGCGAAGAATCCGTTATCGTTGAGATGTTGTCTCAACAGCCGGATCGCTTCATACAACACTGATGCGTCTGGTTGTTTCATGGCTCGACCCATTGTCCAGAGATGTCATCCCAGAACGCATCTGGCGTGTGTGGCTTTTGGTGGTACTCAGTCGCAAGATGGTTGACGACATCCTCAGCGTCCTCGCCGATCCAGTCTGGACAACGAACGCACTTGTACCCTGTAAATGGGACGATACCCTCACCCAATGGGATCATTTCACTCATGTTCCTTCTCCTTGGCTGGGATGGACGGGAACCCGTCCATTTCTTCATCCGCTCGTTTCTGTCCTCGGTCGGTATGTGGGAAATCAATTGCTATTCCAGCTTGCGCTTTGTGGTAGCCAAACTGAACACCCATCTTGAACGCCTTCTTCAATTCGCCGAGGCTGAACTTTTGGTGCTCACGCGGATGCGCCAGTATTCGCTTGAACCGTTCGAGTACACGGGCAGCGAACCATGACGGATTGTGGTGCGTGTATCGGTTGTTATTCAAACCACGGACTCTCACTTTTCCTCCTTTTGGGTCTCAATCGACTGATTTGGGGCCTCGAAGCCGTTGTTCGCAGCCGCAACTTCGGCTTCGAGTCGCTTGACCCATTCAATCAGGCGCTTCATCTCTCGCCGGGCCTGTGCACAGCAGATACAGATTTCCTCACCACGGACTCTCACTTTTCCTCCTTGGACTGCCGATTCTTGCAGATCAGAAGGTGTGCATCTATCGCCGCACAGATACATTCCAATCCTTCCCACGGTTCCGGCTGACTGTGATAGTGCGTGCATTCGCTCAGTGGCTTCGCCTCGTCCTTGAAATAGTCGTGACCGCAGTGGAAACACATCCCAGCCCACACGCCGTCCTTACGATCCCAGCACCCACATTTGCAGTCGTCTTCGTCGTTTGTCGGCACTTGCTTCATGCTTATCTCCTACTCTCCTGTTTTAATACTCATCTTCAAGCGAAACGCCTCATCCAGAAATCGGTTGGCGAGTAGGTAGATGACGGCGTTGGGCGTATCCAGCGGCATTAACTGCACCGCAAGTGTGAGCGCACGTTTCATGTTGAGGTTGGCTTGCGCCTTAATTGCTTTGGGAACCATCGCGAATCTCCTTGAACTCCTTAGGGTGGTCACGCTTGATTTCAGCGAGAATCTCCCGCAGTTGGTCGCCGTGGTCAAACAGGCGGTGGAACCTCACCCACTCATTAGCGGTGAGACGCCCCGGCCCATTCATGTGGTTTCTTGCGACCCGCAAGCTCAAGCACGAGCCTCACCTTGCCGAGGGTCTCATCACAGGAATAACCTCCCGATGCAAAGTCGAGTACAGGCAGACACTCTTCAAGCAAGTCCAACAACTTTGATTCATTCACAGTGATTGGCATTTACAAATCCTCCTCATCGTTTTTAGCGTCACCTTGTGGAACGTTATCCTCGGCAAACTGGTCGAGCTTGGCTTGGAGCTTCTTGAGCTTCTGGTCAACCTTGCTGTGATCCTCACGGGTAACACGGCGGGGACAGGCAGCGTCGAGCTTACGGGCAATGAATTTGTCGAGCATGGGCTCCTTCCTCTTCTCGTCATTGGCAAGGCAGGTGTGAGCGGCACGGACAGGGTTGCTGGAGTTATTGATGGCACCAGCGGTGCCAGATAACCAGCCCAGATACTCGATGTGCAGCGGCGGGAGCCCGCCAAGTTGCAGCGCCTTCACGGTTTCATCTGTTAGCAGTTGTGATGGTGGAAACATGTGATCCTCATAGTCTGGTGGGGGCCTCAGCTATGAGTCTGAAACCCCTCACCGATCAAAACTTTGGGGAGCAAATCCCAAAGTGGCAAGCAGCCTACTTCTTAATACTCAAGTCCAGCCGAAACCCATGTGACAGGCTGGGGTTGCTGTTGGTTTTGGGGTTTGAGAGCGAAGCTCGACCTGCTCGACAGGGAGGAGGCATAAGTACGTAGGCCCTTCTCCATGTTGGAGCATTCGCTCCTTCGAACTTCAACACCTAAAACCTTAAGCAACATCAACGCATGAACACCTAAGCACGTAAGCAACGTTAGCAACGTTACGTAACGTAAGAACGTTAAAACATTAGAGGGTCTCTAAGAGGCGTCTAAGAGGCTCTTAGAGGCTCTTAGAGACCGGGCGAATCGGGGCAGGCGATGTGGGTCGCCACTTGCTCTACTGCAACCGCAACTGCGCGTGCCTTGTTTTTGTCGTAGGTGACTACCAGTGATGGGTTTCTGATTCCCGCAATCACAATCACAGAGCCATCTGGCCCCACTGCCGATTCTTTGAGGATTCGCCGCTCGGCAGCGCACAACCAACATCCCAAACCGTTGACCTGTTAAATCCACTGCTTTCATGACTCTCATATTACCATGGGTTGACGAAAGAGTCAACGTCGTTATATCATGGCGGTAATCTGAGTCGGACTTTGCACCGCCCACTCCACCAATTCCGCCTGAGTTACCTAAGTAATGGCACTTCGGTGCCATAGACAGCAAAACTACAATGCGATACAATGTAGTTAGTTGCTGGGAGGCAACCATGAATGGAAGTAAACCTGAGGAGCGGTGATAAGGTGAAGGCCAATAGCAAAATCTATCGCTACATGTATTTTCCAATGCCCGATGGGACAGATGGCTACTGGATTGCCCCAAGCGGATTGTCCGTATACCACCCCAACACTCTTGCCAAAATCGAAGCAGCCATCGCTGCTGGAAAGCTGGTGCGCTAATGGAAACCGAACTGACGTACACGCAAGAGCAGAAGTTGAAAGCCGCCGCCAAACGATTCAAATTCACCGACGCCGAGCTTGTTGACGGCGCTGCCTGTGTTGGATGGGATAACCACAGCGGCGATGATTGGGTCACCATCAACGCTAACGGGGAGCCTTGGGACTATATCCCCTACGACAAGTTGAAGAAAACCATCCAGCGGATACTCGGTCGTCCGAGGATGGATTTGGTCTGGGACGGAGAAGAACGGGAATGGCATGACCCGCTCTGGGAAGCCGCCGAGTTACCGAAGTAATGGCACTTTCGTGCCATTGCCAGACTAACTACAATGCGATACAATGTATCTAGTTGCTGGGAGGCAACCATGAATGAAAATCTCCAACACGACAGACATCCCGACAACCACCATCCGTGAGTTAGTTAGGTTCTGTCTACCCGAGAACGTAGATGTGAAG